GTGAGCACCGGCATGTACCCTGGTTGTACCACCGACGAAAGGACTGTTGGTGACACCCAACGAAGGTGACTCTACCACCATGGTGGGCGCGGAATCCAGCGCCCCCGCACATCGCGACCCGGAGTGGTCGTTCATCCCCCTCAAGCGAGCCACGGACACCACGCCGCGACGAGCCCGCGTCAGCCTGCCAGAGCACCTGGTGGGAAGCCCTGAGGAGGAGCGAGAACACAGCTTGATCTACTGGTCTGGGGTCTCCATGACCTGGGCAGACGCCCACGAGTGCCTGGCTCAGGGCCTCGATGTGGGCCTGCTGGCTGGGCAGTCCGGGCTGGTGATCCTGGACTGTGACGTGAAGCGGTACGAGGCGGAGACCGGCTTCGTGTACGACGGTCGCACCGCCACGATGGTGGAAACCAAGCCTGCGGTGACCAAACGCGGGGTGGACGACCTTCGACGCGAGGTGGAGCGACTGGGTCACACGATGAAGGAGCTCACCACCTTCACCGTGCAGACCAAGTCGGGTGGGTTCCACCTGATGTACCGGCAGAACCCGCGGTTCCCGCTGGAGACCAAGCATCACCGCGACGAGTGGCGGGTGGACGTCATCGCGGGGCAGAACAACTGGGTGGCAACCGCACCCAGCGACGGCTACAGCGTCGTCAAGGACGTGCCGGTGATCGAGCTGCCGGACTGGCTGGCGCAGTGGATGCAGCGGCTGGAGGACCACCTGCTCCCCCTGGGTCGCCGCAGGCGACAGAAGATCGACAAGCTGCGTGTCCAGGTACGGCACCAGTCCCAGCTTCCCGGGCGCGAGAACGAGAGCCTCGTCGCGCGGTGGATCGACCTGGAGCTGGAGGCGGTGCGGCTCGCGAACCTGCACGGCGGCTGGAACGACGCCATCTACCAGGCGACGCTCAACCTGATGGAGGGCGGGTGGGCCTTCGATGACGTGGTCGCCGCCGTCCTGGAGGCGGCGGAGCCAGCCAGCGACCTGGAGCGTCGCAAGGCGCTCGACACGGTCGACTCGGCGCGACGGAAGCACATCCGCAACGTGAGGATGAGCGTGGGAGGGGTGGGCGCGTGAGTGACATCTTCGACGAGGACGACTCGGAGCTGAGCCTGGATGACCTGCCTGAGCCGAGTCTCACCGCCATCAACCTGGCGTCGCGGCCACGTGGACGGTGGGACGCACCGGTGGAGCCGCAAGCTGCGGTGAGAGCGGGTGGGGGTGGCGGGGGCGACCCGACGGGGTCACGTCACCTGGTTTACGACGCGCTCACCCCGTACACGTGCGACCAGGCGGGGATGGCGGAGCTCGCGGTGGACACGTTCGGGGACGTGCTCGCGTGGCTGCCGGACACCCAGCGGTTCAAGGTGTACCGGGAGGAGCTCGGCACGTGGGTGGACGACGGGAAGGCCCACGAGGAGGTGTGGCGTCGCGTACGTGACCTGTCCAAGCAGGTCAACGACGCGGTGGAAACGGCGGTGCAGCAGAGCGACGCCTGGGCGACCATCGTCACCCGGAACGGCAACCGCGAGGAGATGGCGGAGGCGCGTCGGCAGGTCGCCTCCATGCGGGCGTGGTACGGGGTGTTCAAGAACAGCGGCCTGCACGGGGTGGTGAGGGCGGTGTCACCCGTCTGCGTGCAGGCGGCGCCGCTCGACTTCAACCGGGACCCGTACCTGCTGAACTTCCCGAACGGCACGTATGACGTGCGGACGGGGGAGCTGCGGCCGCACCGGCAGGAGGACCGGCTCTCTCACCGCGTGAGCGTCCCGCTCAACCAGGCGCTGGCGGAGATGCCGCTGGAGACGGCGGCGCCGCGCTTTCACGAGCTCATCCACCGCATGTGCGCCGCCCCGGGGGAGGTGACGGAGGAGCGGCACGCGGAGCGCATGGCGGCGCTCACGCGGTGGCTGGGCTACCAGCTTCACGGCGCCAACCCGGAGAAGAAGATGGGCGTCATCGAGGGCGCCACCGACATCGGCAAGAACCAGGTCCTGGAGGTCGTCGGGCAGGCGATGGGCAACGAGCTGTCGTGGCTCGGTGGCCGACCCACCCTGCTGATCAAGATGCGCGGGGACCGTCACGACGCCGAGGAGTCCCGGCTCGCCGGCATGCGGATGGTGGTGGTCAACGAGCTGACGGAGGCGCAGCACCTCGACGAGGGGCAGGTGCTGCGGTTCGTCAACCCGGAGGGCACCACCGTGTCCCTGCGCCGCATGAAGCAGGACCTGATGGACGTGCAGGTGACGTGGAAGCTGAACGTCTCCACCAACGAGCTGCCGAAGGCGCGTCTCACGCCGCAGGTCAGCAACCGGCTGGCGCTGTTCAAGGTGAGCGCGGTGCCGGTGCCGAAGGACGACCAGTGGGACATCAAGGGCCACATCCTCACCCACGAGCTGGAGGCGGTGACCGCGTTCCTGGTGCGGTGGTGGCGAGAGTGGTACGTCACGTGGCGAGAGCCACAGTCGGCGACCGGGCTGGTGCTGACGCAGGAGATGCGGGAGGCGCTGGAGGGCTACCACGCGGAGAACCGGGACCTGTATGAGGTGTTCCTGGACGAGCAGTGCGAGCTGGACCCCCTGGCGACCCTCAGCGGACCCGGCGTCGTCTGGGAGGCGTACCAGGCGTGGCACCTGCGGACGCAGCCGGACAGCGAGCTGCGGTACACGAAGGGGCGCAACAAGTTCTACGTCGCGCTGGAGAAGCTGGACGGGGTGGAGATCCTGCGGGAGACGGACGGGCGCGGGAAGACCCGCGTGCGAGGTCTTCGGGGGGTGCGACTGAGGGCGGAGGACCGGGGCGGGCTGGCGGAGATGATGGCGCGAGCCCACTGACGCGGCGAAGACGTGGTCTTTGGAGGGGGTAGAGAGACGGGAGAGGCGGAAGGACCGCGAGAGACCAGACGGAAGACCAGAGAAGTTGATCTTGGATCTACCTGGTAGAGCCTAGTCTGCTTGGTCTTTTGGTCTTTTGAAGGTCCTTACTCATTATTCTCTTCTCTCTTCTCTCTTACCAGGGTAGTAGCAGTATGCATATTAGCTGGGGTCGTAGTAGACACCAAAGACCAACGGACCAGAAGACCAACCCGGGAGGAACGGACGTGGCGAGGCGGAAGGGCAGCGTGACCTCGGTGGAGCACCGCCTCAGGATCGCCGAGGCGCAGCGACGACGGCACGCGAAGCGTGACAAGACGGCGCACGTGTGCCCGACGTGTGGGCGAACGTACCGGGGGGAGCACGGGCTGGCGGTGCACCTCGGGATGGCTCACCCGGAGGGGGTGAGGACAGCCAACGAGGGGGTACCGGAGGAGAAGGACTGAGGGCAGGCCTCAGGCGTGACTGAGCAGGCTCTCACTGGACGGGAGGGGGTGGGAGGGAGTAACTACTTGGAGGGGTGTTGGCCTGCCCGAGGGCGGCACACGTGGCTTTTGCCTTCACGCGTAGGTTTCGTAAATGTTTCTGGCCAGTAACTTACACCCGTGATAGGATGTCAAAATGGAGCAAGAGAGAGGTGAACGCGGTGGCAACGGTCACGCGTGAGGACGTCGAGAGGGCCGCGTGGGCGGCCTCGGGGTGGTCGCGGCCCCAGGCGGCGGTGGACGAGCTGCTGGCGGCGGTGGACGCGTACGTGTGTGAGGTGACCGGCGGCGAGAGCCTGTGGCCGGACGGCGGCACGCTGACGGTGGAGGCACCCCTGGTGGACCCGTGGGAGCCGGCGAGTGAGGCGGCGACGGGGGAGGGCGCAGCTGAGCCGGCGAGCAGTGAGCCGGTGGAGACCGCCACCTGCAGGGGGTGCGGCCTGGTGAAGCCGGTGGACGAGTTCGGGCGGGACAGCCGCCTCAAGTCGGGGCGGAAGCCCCGGTGCAGGCCCTGCCTGAACGAGGCCAGGCGCCAGCAAAAGTCAGGCGGCGACGGGTCGTCGCGGTGAACGTGTCTGAGATCACGCTGGAAAACACGCGCGAAATCACGTCGCGCGGTGACGGGTCCGAGGCTGAGAGCCGGACGGCGCGGCGAGGGGGTGAGGGCGCGGAGGCGAGCGTGGCGGCGGGGAGCTGCGGCCGGGAGCTGCACGCGGCGGCGGTGATCACGCTCTCGGAGCTGGCGGCCGAGCTGGACGTCGACGAGGGCGAGACCCTGGCGAGGCTCGTCAGGGGTGGCCTGGTGAGGCGGCCGGAGCTGCTCGCCGAGCTGGGTGCGGCGGCTCGGGAGGCGCGTGACGCCCTGGTGAGGCTGTGGCCCGTGAGCGGGCGGGTGGGCGCGGCTGGGTGCGAGTGCGGCTCGGCCGAGCAAGCGTGTGAGCTGAGCGCGTGACGAGTGTGCACACGTGTGCACGTGCGCGCGGGAAAATATGTGCGGCTTTGCCGCACGGCTGAGAGGCGGGTGAGGCCGGCGTGTGGACATTTGGGACATGATGGACGAAAGTGACAAATCGGACATCATGGTCACAATGGACCCAAGGGTCGCGGTGGACATGACGGTCAAACCCCCTCTCGATGGACATGATGGACAGTTGAGGCAAATCGGACATCAGGGACATGATGGGGCAGGGTGGCACAAAGTGGCGGTGGCTCGGTTTTCGGGCAGGCCAGGTCCCGCTCCCCCGTACTGCTGCCAGTCTACCAGGGCCGGCGTGAAATGTAAACAGCAAAACACGTCGAATCCGGTGTGGACAAATGGCGCCGCAGCTGGTAGGCTGGGAACCAGCAGGACGGCAGGGATAACCGGCCGCCACAGCGGGTGGCGGCGGAAACCCAGGTCAGGCAGCGCAGCACAGGTGTGGACAGCAGCAGGAAACCAGGGTATCCTGGACAGGCAAGCAGGAACAGGAACTGGAAGGACACGCAGATGCTCAAGCTCACGGTGGACCTGACCGTCGAGGACGAGGCCGCGTACGAGGCGCTGCTGGGGACGCAGCACACATACGCCGGCCAGGTGGCGGTGGCAGCCACCGGCACCCAGGTCGGGGAGGTGTGCACGTTCGAGGTGACGGGGGAGCTGGCGTCCATCCTGGGGTGGCTCGAGGTGCTGTGGCAGTCCCAGGAGGAGGCGGTTCAGGAGCTGAACGCCGCGTGGATGGAGAACCGCGTCACGCGGGTGTGAAGAATCTTGGTGGCGGGTGTGGACAACACACCCGCCACGGGGTAAGCTGGTCTCAGACAGCAGGAAACAGGAACTGAGGAGCCAGCGATGCAGACCTTCACCGTCACCGCGTGGGACATCAAGCCGTCGGGCACCCGGACCCTGGTGCAGGTGAAGGTGGAGGCCACGGCACGCTGGGAGGCCCAGGAGACGGGGTGGCTGCGGCTGGCCACGGCGCCGGGCGCGTACAACATCCAGGTCGTCGATGTGGTCGCCGCCTGAAGGATCTTGTGGCTGGGTGTGGACAACCGCACCCAGCCAGGGTAGACTGGTACCACCAGGCAGGAACAGGAAGAGAGTAGGCAGACATGCAGCAGCCCAGCCTCGCGTTCGCCATCAACACCGTCGCCGCGGACGTGCGAGAGAGCCACCCCGACCTCAGCAAGCCGATGGCCATCCAGCACGCGCTCGACACCGTCAGCGCGGACACCCTGGACGAGGACAACGAGACGGCGGCCTCATACCGGGTGGTGCTGACCGCCGACGCCGGGGAGGTGGCGCTGTGCCTGTCCGAGCTGGTGAGTGGCCAGCGCCTGGACGAGAACGACGTGTGGCAGTCCACGGACGGCCGCAGCGCCACCATCGACGGCGTGGACGCGCTGGAGTGGCTGAACGCCGTCTACTGCCTGGACTAGGACGTCCCGCCAGGTTCGGGCGCGGGTGTGGACATTCGTGCTCGGACCTGGTAGGATGGAACCAGTCAAGCAGGAAGAGGACCAGGAAATGAAGATCAAGCTCCCCGAGGTCACGTGCAGCGTGGACTACCCGTGGACGCTCAAGTCCACCACCGCCGAGCGGGGTGAGGTGCTGCTCAGCATCGGCCGGTCCTGGACCGGGGACGACCACAACCCCGAGGGCTACGACCCCGAGTGGGTCGAGGCCATCGCCAAGGAGCAGGTCGTGGACCTGCTGACGGTCGTCCAGACGCACTGCGGCAACGCCGGCCTCCTCCGCGTCCTCACCGACGTGATGGCCACGCTCAACGACGACTCGGACGGCTACACCGCGCCGACGGCGTAGCGAAAGATCTTGGCTGCGGGTGTGGACAAACACACCCGCAGCCGGTAGACTGAAACCATCAGCAGGAACAAGGAACAGGAAATGGGGTTACACGTCATGAACCTGAAGAACCTGAAGGCCGGCCAGACCCGCACCACCGAGCTCGAGGGCGTCGAGGTCGCCGTCACGAAGATCGAGGGCGGCTACACCCTCACGGCCGCCGGCGAGACCGCCGGCCTCCGCTACGACAAGGACGCCAAGTCGTGGCAGCTGGTGCTGAACCAGGTGGCCTACGACCTGGACGCCAGCGCCGAGACCGCCGTCGCCGTCGCCCGCGCCCTGTGGGTGAAGCTGGCGGCCGCCGAGGCCGAGGTCGCCGGCCAGACCGGCGGCGAGGAGCCGGCGGACGAGGGCGGCGAGCCCGAGGTGGCCGACGAGACGCTGCAGCGCAAGATGGACCAGATCCTGGCGGCCATCAAGCTCGCGCAGGACGAGCGGGGTGACCAGCACCAGGCCGAGGCGGCCCTGGCGATGGTGGCCAAGCTCATGGACAAGTACTCCATCACGCAGGAGCAGCTGCGCCGGCGGGACGCGGAGCTGCGGGGCGAGGAGGCGGCGCCGGAGGGCATCGTGGCCTGGGAGTACCCCGTCAACGTCCAGGGTGGACACGCGCTCCACCGCGTGGCCGCGTTCACCTCGGTGGCCACGGCGATGGGTGCGGGGGTGTTCTACGTCCACCACAAGCCGAAGGGTGCGGGCTACAAGTTCCACACGGTGACGCTCCACGTCTTCGCGCAGCCCTCCGTGGTGGAGAACCTGAAGACCTTCCTGCCCCTCGTGGAGCTCCAGATGGAGCGCCTCGCGGAGCGGGTGTCCAAGGAGGTCTCCCGGGCCTCGCGGCTGACGGGCGGCCACCACAGCGGCCCCGGGTGCCACGCCCGTCGCGGCTTCATGCGAGGCTTCGGCGCCGGGGTGGCGTCCCGCATCCGGCAGGACAAGCAGACGGCGGGTGGCGACACCAGCACCGCCCTGGTGCTGCGAGACCGCGCCTCGGAGGTGGAGGAGTACATGTCCACCAACCACGCCGACCTGAAGACGGTCAAGCCGCAGAAGTACGACCAGGGAGCGTGGCACCAGGGGCACGAGGCCGGGGTCGCCTTCGCCTCGCCGCAGGTGACCGCCGAGGCGCCGGCTGAGCGGGTCCTGCAGCACGCCTGAAAGATCTTCAGCGAGGGTGTGGACACCACACCCTCGCTGTGGTATGCTGGGACCAGCGCCAAGGAAGGGACCAGGAAGTGGAAGAGCACGAGTGTGAGATCTGCGGGGAGCCGTCGGACTGGCTGACGGACCCGATCGCGGAGTTCCGCCGGGACGGCGAGACGATCATGGCCCACGGCCAGTGCGGCCTCGACTTCGGGCTCGAGCTCGCCTGAAAGATCTTGCCACCTGGTGTGGACAAACTCCACACCAGGTGGTAGGCTGGGAACCAGCAGGAACAGGAACAGGAAAGCGGGAGGCAGAGATGGCCGTCGAGATCAAGCGCGTGGAGAGGGACTTCGTCCCGGGGGAGACCGCCCGCCACCTGGGCACGCAGCTGCTCGGCATGGTGGTCGGGGAGCGGGTGCTTACCCTGCGGGAGTACGGCAGCGTCGGGCACACCGAGCACCTCGTGGACGTGCGCATGCACGGCACCGGCGTGGAGCGGACGTACCGGGCGTGCATGTTCACGCCGCACTCGCACTGAAAGATCTTGCCACCGGGTGTGGACAAGTGCCGCACCCGGTGGTAGGCTGGTACCAGCACCACCAAGGAACAGGAACCGAGGAGGACCCCGTGCCCGCGCAGCCGCAGCCGCTTCCCGTCGCCACCCCGCCCCGCCCGGCCACCCCGCCGCGCCCCACCTGGGGGCCGCGTCCCGGCACGCCGGCCGCCCGCCGGCAGACGCTGCCGCTGCGGCAGCGCATGGTCAGCCGCGTGAAGACGGTGGCGATCATCCTGCTGGCGATGGTGATCATGGGCCTGCTCGCGGACCTCAGCCGCGCGGCGATCAAGATGGCGGACCTGCGGGCGCAGGTCAAGATCGCCCAGCACGCGCAGCCGGCGAGCCACACCTGCCGAAACTAGTTGTGGACAAGTGCGGCCGCAGCTGGTATGATGGTACCATCAGCAGGACAGGAAGAGAAGAGGAAGATCATGGACGTCACGACCGCTCGTCAGGCCATCAGCTCCGGCGTTCAGGTGCTCGGCACCAACCAGTGGGGCCGCACCCACCAGGGCACGCTCGAGGCCGAGTGGCTGCTCGTCAAGAGCCGGTTCGGGGTCGACCGCATGAGCCGCGTCAGCGCCCCGGCCGCGCCTGAGGGCACCGAGTGGCCCGTGATCTACCAGCTCGCCTTCAGCTTCACGGCGCCGAACGGAATGACCATGTGGAGCTCCGCGGACTACACGTTGGACCAGCTCCAGCTCGTCTGAAAGATCTTGCCGGCGGGTGTGGACATCGCACCCGCCGGCTGCTAGACTGAACCCAGCAAGCAGGAACAGGAACTGAGGAGACACACCATGCGTAAGCTCGCCCGCGTCACCGCCACCGTCGCCCTGATCGCCGTCGGCTTCCTCGCCACCGCGTGCCAGCACCGTAGCCACACCGAGGTGCCCAAGCCGGCCCCGGTCGCCACGCTCCAGACCGCCGGCTACAACGACGGCTGGGAGGACGGCGTGGGTGACCTGCTGGACCAGGTCACCGGCGGCGCCTGCGAGGCCAACTCCATCGCCTACGCGGACGTCCCGGCCTGCGTCAAGCTCTACCTGCGGCCGGCCACCACGCACCACCAGGCGGACGGCACGGTGACCTCGGACCCGGCGGGGCCGGCGCTGGTCGCCGAGTGCCTGAGCCAGTACATGGGCGTGGAGCTCCACAGCTGCCTGACCCAGCCGGCGAGCTGAAAGATCTTGGCTGAGGGTGTGGACATCTGCACCCTCAGCCGGTAGGCTTGACCCAGGCAAGCAGGAACGAACCAGGAAGCGAGACCAGACATGCGGTACATGATCATCAACCCGGACGGCACGGTCAAGGGCACCCAGACGCTGACGGACGCCATGGCGGACCGGTTCGAGGCCCGGGGCTACAACCTGATCCCGGCCACCGAGGTGGACTCGGTCAAGGTCACCTTCGGCGCTCAGCGCTAGAAGATCTTGGTCCGGGGTGTGGACAAACACCCCGGACCAGGGTAGGATGGTCTCAGCAGTCAAGGTTAGACCCAGGAACAGGAAGAGGAAGATCATGCCGAACACCAAGGTCGCCGTCACCTTCGAGCGAGTCTACGACCTGATGCAGCGTCGGGCCACCCAGGCTCGGGACTCCCTGACCGAGACGATGGAGCAGGTCAGCACCTCCGCCAGCCAGGGCCACCTGCTCACCGCCTCGACCGTCGAGCGCATGTTCGAGGAGCACTACACCGTCCGCAGCTGGAACAACGTCATCCGTACGGTGGACGAGGCCGTCCAGACCAAGTCCCTTCGCACCCTGACGCTGAAGCTCCAGGAGTGGGCCACGGATGCCACCGAGCAGCTGCTGAGCCCCGGCAGGAGCCACAGCACCTCCCTGGTGAGGACGGCGGAGATGGAGGCCGAGGAGTACGGCATGAAGACGGTGCTTCGCGCGGTGAGTCAGTTCATCAGTCTCGCAACGGCGAAGTAGTCCACTCGTCACGGCTCAGCACCACTCAGACGTGGTGGTGCTGAGCCTCAGGCGTCGGACGGTGGTGAGCTGGTGGTGAGAGTGGGGTGGAGGCCCACCACGCTTTCACTAGGGCTCGCACTCAACCGCACAGGTCGCCACATTGGAAATCCACTTTCTCAAAAGACTACAAATTGTCCACTTTGTCCCTTTTGTCCAACTCCCCCTCAGCCGACGAGCGGGCCCAGGCAGGTTTCCCCACCTGGGCCCGCTCTCGCGCCCCCTCAGCCTGCCCTGGGCCGCCCTCGCCTAGGGCCAGATCTCGCTCGCCAGCCTGTCCCTGGCCCAGTCGCCGTCCGCCGTCGGCGCCTCCCGCCACACCTGGATCACGTACACGCCCCTCACCAGCTCACACTCCCCCAGCGCCAGGCGCTCCGCCCCCGTCTGCAGCCCCCTGGCGGGCAGCGTCCGCAGCAGCCTCCCACCCTGGTCCCGCAGCTCCGCGACGAACCTGAGGCTGGTCACCGCCCTCGCCACGTCACTCGCCCCCTCGTGCGTCGCCCTCTCGCCCGCACGGGTACGGCTCGTTGCACCGGCACCCGGCGGGATGCCCACCCGCGTCTCGCTCCCCGTCCTCCCTCTCGCTCGCCACCACGTCCAGCGCCAGCTGGTGCAGCTCGTCCGCGAGCGCCAGGCGCCCCCGCAGCCGCGTCAGCTCGCGGTCCCGCACCCGCAGCGCCACCTCCGCCAGGCCCCACGCGACCTGCCGGACCTCCTCGCTCCCCTCCACGTACCCGGGCAGCGCCCGGTCGAGCGCCGCCGCGTAGGTCAGCTGCACGACCTGCCGGTCCAGGACGGTCTCGCCGTCCCCCTCCCGCAAGCCGTCCCCGCGCGCCCCCGCCCCGCGCACCCGCAGCCTCACCACCCGGATGAGCGTCTCCAGCCACGTCTCCCGCGCGCCCTCCCCCTCCGGGTCCGGCACCCCGAGCGCCCGGCGGAGCTGCAGGTGCCGGGTCTCGACGCGTCGCCTCTCCCGCTCGACGAGGCCCTGGTGCGCGCCACAGTGGTGCTCACACCCCGGGCACCCGCACTCGCAGACGCGGGTCACCTGCCCGCCCTCTCCCCCGTCCAGGCGACCCAGGCGAAACGTCCGGGCCAGGTACACCCTGGTCTCCTCCCCGACCCCAGCCCGGCGCCTCAGGCCGTACGCCCCGAGCCCCGGGTCGGGGTCACTCACCCAGCCGACCCGCACCACGCACGTACGGGCGCCCAAGCTGGCGACCTCGCCGACGACGGTGTGGGTGGGGTCCAGCCTCACGGCGGCGACCCGGTCCCCGACCCGCAGGGGCTGCCCAGCCCCGTCGCGGGTGGCCTCCCCCGTCAGCGTCACTTCCTCGCTCGTCACTCTCTTCTCCCTCTCGTTCACGTCAACCCGGCCCGCTCCCACGCGCCGCCGGGGGTCAGCCGGTAGCGGGTGCCGCGCGGCGCGCCCGGCTTCACCTCCTCGTCGGTCTCCAGGCGGCTGGTCACGCGACCCTCCGCCACCAGCCGCGCCAGCAGCAGGTTGACCTGCCCGACGCTCAGGCCGGTCGCCGCGGCCAGCACCCCCGCCCGCACCGGGGTCTCAGTCACCCCGGGCACCGCGGCCAGCAGCCGCTCCCGTTGCCCCTCGTTCACGTGTCCTCCTCGTTCACCTGGTCCCCGACGCGGAACTGGTGCCACGCGCCCCTGCCCACGCACCGCCAGCACCGGGGGTGCCCGTCCACGTGACCGTGGTCCCGGGCCTCGTGCCTGCACCCGTACCGGCGGCAGCGCCGCAGCTCCGGGTCCCTCTCACTCTCGCTCTCACTCGCCATCCCGCCTGCCTCTCACTCACCCCGCACCCGTCGGCCGCACCGGACGCAGCCGACGTAGGTGTGGTCCAGCGGGTCGTCCCGCAGCACGTCCACGGCGCGGACGAGCCTGACGGGGTAGCTGTGCCCGAGCAGGCGGCAGAGCGCCCGCAGCGCCGCGTTCAGCTCGGGCGCCACCCGCACGTCCCTCACCGAAGCCACCCCCTCACCCGCCTAAGCAGTCGGCCCTCCCAGCAGCACGTGCAGTTGTGTCGCCAGACGTGTCGCAGCTTCGCCGCGTATCCTCGCACCTCACTCGCCACCTCTCCCACTCTCGTCACGCGGTCCACCCGTCCTGTGGGTCCGCACAGCACCCGTCGCACCCCTCGCAGACGCGACGACGGCCCAGGCGCGTCAGGCGGAAGGCCTGGTCGTCCGGGTCGGGGTGCCAGTGCCCGTGCGGGCAGAGACGCTCCGCGGGGAAGGCGGCCTCCCGTCGCAGCCGCAGCCGCCAGCGTCGCATGTGGTGCGACCCCGGCAGGTGCAGGGGACACGGGTCACCCGCGCACACGTCCCGGCCGTGGGTCCGCAGCAGCGACCCGTCGTCCCCGGCCCACAGGTCGTAGTGTCCGGTGGCCCAGTCATCCTCGCCGGCGTCGTCCCCCTCCGGGTAGCCCGCGCCGATGCCCAGCCCGTCACTCACCGTCCTCACCCGCCTCGCTCTCGCCCGTCTCGCTCTCCCCGACCCACGTCCCCGTGACCACCCGCAGCCGGGCCTCCGCCCCGCCGACCGCCGTCGCGACGCTCAGCTCCCCGCGCTCGCGCGACGGTGGCGGCACGCACCGCCGCGACGACCAGCCGGACGCCACGCACATGCACCCGTGCCGGAGGTCCCAGGACGGGCAGTCGCTGCTCACGCCGTCGGTGTGGCCACACGGCGCGTTCCACCAGTTGGGGCCGGCGCTGAGCCTGGCCCAGCCGTGCCCCAGGCACCAGGGGCACCGCTCGGGGTTGTGCCACGCGGTGACCTGGCGGTGGCAGGTGTCGCACCCCAGGAACGGGTTGGGCAGCGTCACGAGGCTGTGCAGGCGTCCCTCCGCCGGCGGCTCCAGCGTCACGACACCCGGCACGGGTACGTCGGCCACCTCGTCCACCCACATCCCGCCGGGGGTCTGCCCCCGGAACGGGTACCGCACCCGGCGACGCCGCCTCTCCGCCTCGCGGGCGAGCGCCTGCAGCCGCGCTCGCTCCTCGTCGCGCTGACGCTGCATCTCTCGCAGCGTCTGCCCGAGCTGAGAGGTGCTCTCCGCGAGCCGCGTCATCACGCGACAGACCTCGTCGGCGTCCCAGCCCACCGTGCGCAGCGCGGCCGCGGCCGCGTCGTAGGCTTCCCCGACGCGGCCGCGGTCCTCACTCGCACCCTCCTCAGGCACCGGACCCGCCCACCGGGAGGGTCTCGAGGTGCGCCCAGCCGGGACCCACCCGCTCGTGCAGCGCGACCTCCCGGGCGCGGGGGTACCTGGGCACCGCAGCCTCAGCCGCCGCCCGCACCTGCCTGAGGCTGCGGGTGCTGGTGAGGGTCACCAGCACCTCGCTGCTCGCGTCGCGGACCTGCGCCCGCCACTCCCCGCTCACGTCGTCCTCCACGTCACGAGCGCCAGCATGTCCTGGACGCTCTGCTCGCTGACCAGCTGCCGCAGGACGTCCCGCAGCCTCTGCGTCTGGGTGCTGACCTGACCGGGGGCGACGGTGGCGACCAGCTGGCCGCCCTCCACCGTCACCGCGACCCCGTCCAGCTGCTTGAGCTGCGCGGCGACCATCGCCTCCGGTCGCCACCGCTGCCTGGGCACCCGCTCCCCACCTGCCACTTCCTGCCTCCTCTTCTCTCACTCCCCGGGCGGGCCGGGGACCAGCAGTGAGCCGGTCCACGCGCCCTCCTGGGCCGCCAGCGCCCGCTCGTTCAGCACCTCGTGACGTGCCGGCGGGCGCCGCAGCACGGTCACGTCCTCCGCGAGCAGCTCCGCCCGCAGGTCGGGGGTGGGCACGTCGTCCCCGAAGACGGTGAGCACGTGCCCCTTGAGCCGGGTGGCGACGACGAGCGCCACCACCTGGACCTCCTCGGCGCCCTCGGGTGCGAGGGTGATCCCCACGACGTCCCCGACGTGGGGCAGCCGACTCACCGCTTCCTCGCCGCGCCGGGGAGGGTGTCCTCCCGCAGCAGGTCGAGGTAGGTGGTGCCGAGCGCCCGGGCGAGCGCCATCAGCCGGTCCACCGGCATCGAGGTGCGCGGGGTGACCCGGTTGACGTTGTCGGGGTTCATCGTGTGCATCTCCAGGTTGGAGATGGCGACCGCGCTGAGGACGTCACCCACCGACGTCATCAGCCCCGCGAGCTGCGCCTGGGTGAGGCCGCGCGCCACGCGGACGCGACGGATGTTCACCCCGACCACGTAGTTCCAGTAGAACGGGTCACCCGGCTGGACCGTCGGGGGTCCCTTCATGCGACGTCGCATGCCTGGTCTCGCTTCCTCTCGTTCCTGTTCCTGCCTGACTGGGTTTACCCTACCAGACGCGGGTCAAGTTGTAAACACCTGACTCACCCTCGTCAAGCCGGCCACACGTACGCCGGGTGAGACGTGAGCAGGTGAGACACCTCGTCGTCACCGAGGTTGAACGCCGCGCGGTAGTGCGTCTCGTGCTTGGCGAGCAGACGCGCCTGGTGGCTGGCGTGAACCTCGGCGCGTCCCCACCACGTGGGTGGCTGAGCGCTCGCCTCGGGGAGCCGCTCTCGCATCTCCGTGAACCACGGCAGCAGGCTGTCTCGGTAGCCGCGTGACAGCCACTCGACGCAGATCACCGCCGCGTAGTCACACAGCGCCCGCTCGTGTCCTCGCCACATGCGCGTCGCGGGGTGGTTGACCCAGCCGGTGGTGTCGCCGGCCAGCGCCCGCAGGATCTGCTTGCACTCCACGCGCTGCTTGCCGAGCCGCAGCCGGTCGAGGGCGCGTGCGGTGCGGGCGTGGTCCTCATAGGGCACAAACGTCTGCATCAGTCGTCCCACCGCTCCCCGGGCAGCGAGTACACCGTCACGTCGACGTCGTGGGTCACCAGCTCCCCCCGGATCACCGGCTCCACGTCTACCCAGCTGGCGCCGCCGAGGCCGCAGCCGATCCTGGGCATGACGACGCGCGGAACCGGCGAGCCGGTGGGTCGGCTGAGGTCCGGGAGGACGTTCCTCAGACGCCTCAGGCAGGTTCTCAGCGCCTCGGGGTCGAGGGCCTGGGGGTCGTCTCCCCCGCGTCGCCAGCCCCGCTGAGCAACCAGGTTGGCGACCCAGACCCGGTCAGCCGAGGGTCCGAAGCGGCAGAGCTGCATCCTGCCCAGCTCGAAGGGCGCGTCGGTGGTGAAACCGCCCGTCGCCCACCGGCGGTACTGACGCTCCGGGTTGTCGTCCCAGCTGGACAACGCCACGACGAAGCCGCGTCCCCACGCTCCGACGTCGTTGACGACGTGGGCGATGATCACCGTCTCGTCGGCCTCCCTGGCCGGCCTGGTGGCGTCTCCCACCACGTGATGAAGCTCACTCATCTCTTCCTCCTCGTTCCTCGTTCTCAGGCTACCAGCCTGCGACGAGAGTGTAAACACCCTCGTCGCAGGTTCTCAACGTGACTCACGCGCCACGTCACGCGTCTCCTCGGCCCACACCGCGTGATACTGCGTCACCGGCAGGTAGGCGCACGCGTCCGGGACGTGGCTCGGGGGTGTGCCGTCGTTCAGCACCCAGACGACCAGGGAGTCGACGGCCGCCCGGCAGTCTCCGGTGACGCTCAGTGACGCTGAGGGGGACGGTGAGGCGCCCGAGGTGCTGGTCACCCCGGACGCGGGTGAGGCAACCTCAGTCACCGCGGGTGGCTTTCCAGGCACGTCCCCGCGCGGCCGCGCCCGCCCGAGGGCGAGCGCGACCACGAGGACCACCAGAACCAGGCTGACGACTGTGGCGAGCCACGGGTACGTCAGGCGCCAGGCCCTGGCGAGCGGCGTCTCGTTCACCGCAGCATCAGCAGCTTCGTGCCGGCGAACAGCTTGCGGTTGATGGACGTGGACTGCACGTAGACGTCGTAGTCCGCGTTCAGCTTCATCGGGTCCACGGTCACCTCGTACTCCGGCAGTCCGATGAGCTGCCGGGCGGCGGCGCCGCTGTACGCCCTGTTGGTGGCCTTCTCGACGACGATGACCTGCTTGTTGCCCTGGACGATCACGCCGGCGCGGCCCTTCGGCTTGCGGCCGGAGTTGAGCTGGTAGAAGGCCTTGCCGAGGTTGTAGCTCGGCGCGCACTGCCGCACGAACTCGTCGATGCGCTGGTCGGCCGGCACCGGGATGAGCACGTACTCGCTCGGGTCCATCGGCGTGAGGTTGGCCGCCTTGACCGCCTCGGCGGTCAGCGCGTTCGCGTCGATGGTGAAGAGGGACTTCGTGCCACGCACGCCGCTGGCGCGGGAGGCCATGTAGGTGTTGGTGGCTGCCTGGATGACCCTGCCGACCTCCTCCACGCCGGTGTCGCTCGTGGTGTTCCACACGGCGACGTTGCCGGCGGCGAAGCCCTGACGCTTGGCCTCGTGCACGCTGCCGGCGTCCGGCACCAGGGCGCCGAGCGTCCAGTGGTCCGGCAGCTCACGCAGCCGCTCCTGCAGCTGCTCTTGGCTCCACCGACGGCTCTGGTTCTCGTGCCCGTCGGTGATCACGTAGAGCAGGAAGGAGTGGTCGCCGTAGCCCTCCCAGGTGTGCGCGAGGTCCTCGATGGCGGTCATGGTGGCGTCACGCAGCGCGGTCATGCCGCCGATCCGGTAGTGCGACTTGATGGACGGCAGCCGCAGCGCGTCCTTGTCGTAGATCACGCACTGCACCGTGTCGTCGAAGATGTAGACGGTGACGCGCGTCTCCTGGTCCATCTCCTTGGAACGCTTGGCCAGGTGCGCCACGAGCTCGTCGGTGACCTTCACCACGCTGCCCTGGTGCCGGCTCATGGAGCCGGACGCGTCCAGCACGAGTGCCACGTGGTTGATGATGTTCTGTCGCTGCTTGCTGATGCTCACGTGCTTCCCTTCGTCGGTGAAACGTTTCCTGGTTCCTGCTTGTGCACCCACGCTCGGCCCGCCTCCACGAGGTGAAGACGCCCGACCAGGCGCGCCGCCGCGGAGCCGGGCACCCACGCCCCGCTCCACGTGCACCCGAGGCACTCCGTCCACGCCACGTCGGCGGTGAAGCGCAGCTGCACGTGATGGCCCAGCCGGGTGCCGAGGCGCTCCAGCAGGCCGAAGTGCGCCGCCCGCAGCGTCATCACGCGACGGGCGGCGTGGTACTCGTTTGTGTGCGGCACCCAACCCGTGCCACCCCACGGCAGCTGCGTGCCGCAGCCGTCACAGGTGCCGCCGGTGTTGGTCGTTGGGTCGGGTGCCCTGGTCACGTCGTCTGCCTCAGCTCACCGACGTGACGCATGACCTGACCGTCCGGCAGCGGCGGCCCGACCTCACCCTGCATCCACCGGTAGAAGGTGGTCAGGATGAAGTTCTGGTCCTCCGCGGTGTAGCCGTGCATCGGCACCGGGCGAACCGCGCGGCAGTCGCCCTCCCAGCACCGCTGCATCACCTGGCTGCCGCCGTACGACCACTGGTGCTGCGCGTCCTCAAGCTCACCGCGGTCCATCTCACTGATGGGCTTCCGCAGCTCCGGATACTCCCGTAGCCGGATGGCACACAACGGGGACATGCCGCGGAAGTAGCCGTACTTGAACGCCTGTCGCAACCGTCTACCCACCGTTCTCACCGCTCTGGTCGCCCTCAGTCCACGAGACCCACCCCACGTTGTAGCCGTGACCCACCCCGGAACGGCACGGGTAGGTGGTCTTCGCGTTCATCGGACGCGTACGTGACGGGAACGTGCAGCCACACGTCAGCTTCACTCTCACGCCGTAGCTCTTGAAGCCGTCGTTGGCGGCGTTGTACGTCTCCTTCCTGGCCATCAGCGTCCCTCACTCTCGTCCTCGATGCCCACGACCTCGCACTCGTGTGCGTAGCCGTTACCTCGTGTCCAGGTGACCTCCACGCCGCACCCCTCACACTCGATGGGTGGCGTGTCGGTCTCCTCACGTACCCGCTCTGCCAGCTTCTCCAGCCGATCCTCGCCACCCCAGCCCTCGCCATGCAGGACGCGCAGCGGCTCGTGGCCAAAGTGCCAGAAGTCGCCGCACTGGTAGGCGGTCAGGTGGTCGCCGGGAAAGAGCAGCTTGGCGGCCTTGCGAGCGTCTGCCCGAGACGAGTACATGACCTTGCCACACGTCTCGAGCTGACACACCCCCACGTTCTCCACGCGCTTCCGGGTGCGCATGGGCGGCAGTCGCCGTCGTCGCGCGGTCACGACAGCTCCTCACCCAGCTGGGTGAGCTCGTCCGCGGCCTGACGACGACGCGCGTCGTCTCGTTCCCTGTACGTCAACACCTCGGTGTCGAAGAACACGTCACCGTGACTGTCGATGCGGTGCGTGCGCAGGTCCCCACGCTCCACGAGCCGCTCCACGAAGGCGAAGCTGCAGTTGAGCGCGGTTGCCACCTCCTGGAGGGTCATCGGGGTACCGAGAGCGTGCCTGTCTCGGCTGACCAGCGCTCGCGCCATCCAGGTGGGCACGCGGCCGCTGTGCCACGGCAGCGCCAACCCGTCGTTCCAAGCACGCGGCACCAGGTGCACGTGCAGGTGGAACACCGACTGACCCGCCGCCCCGCCGCGGCCGGTGATGAGGTTCAGCGCCCCCGGCAACTCAGCGGCGTACGCCGCCGCGTGTCGCATGGTAACCCCGGTTACCACCGGGTCGTCACTGAGGTCGGTGACGTGCGCCCGCGGAAGCACCAGCACGTGACCCTCGGTCACCGGCCGCAGCGGCTTGATGATCAGGCTGTCGGGCCACTCACGCATCACCTCAGCCGGACCTCGACCCGCCACGATGTCGCAGAACGGGCACCCCTCCGCGCTCGGATGCTCATCCGTCACCGGGGGCGTGCCACGGTCGGCGAGTGTGTGCAGCGCGTGCACCATCGTCGGCAGGTGAGTCAACACGTCGGGACCGACGCTCTCCCACCGGTCAGCGAGATCCCGCAGGGTCTCCAGCGCCTCACGTGCGTCTCGCAGCTGCGCCACGGTACGGCGGTAGCGGGTCTGCAGTGACCCTTCACCGCGCAGGCGTGCGCGCAGCTGCGCGACCTCGTCTCGCAGCTGCGTGGCACCTGCCGCATCCAGGTTTCCGTCGAGCGCGACACGCAGTAGCCTGTCAAGCTCGTTCACCGCGTCGTCACTCACGTGTGCTCACCTCTCTTCCTGGTCGTTCCTGACGTTAAGGTGCCCAGTCTACCAGGTCGGGACTGGAATGTCCACAAGTTCTCAGAGCTTCGTCAGCATGGCCACCGCGTGCTTCACGGGGAAGCCGTCGTTGTCGAAGTTGACCTTCGCGTACTCCACCGGCAGGCCCTTGTGACCGCGCTCGGTGAACAGCTCCGTGACGGTGCCGCACTTGTTGCTGAGGTCGTGCCGCACGCGGTCGCCGACGACCAGTGAGTTGGGCTTGAGGATCATCAGTCGTGCCTTCCTGCTCTCTTCCGAACTGAACGTGACGAACCTACCAACTGTGCACGCAGATGTACACTTACCCGTGTATAGAATCAGCTGACAGGCACGCAGAACTCACCTGAGAGGTGACACGTGAGGCAGGTTACACCTGAGGTCAGGCTCATCGCCCGACCGATGATCGACGTGGCGATGATCCGCGAGTACGTGGCGTCCGTGGGTGGGCGTGAGTGGCTTCGCCGGCTCAACGAAGCGAACCCGGAGGGTCAGGACCTGGTGGAGGTGGCGGGACGGGTGTGCTACCGCTCCTGGGAGCCGGGGCTCAACCCGAACGTCACGCGGGTCCGCACCGAGCAGGACGCGTACCTGCAGAACGTGCTCGCAAGCAGGCACGGTTCCGTCCTGGAGCACGCGAGCTACAGCTTCGTGTTCCAGGACGTCAGCCGGGTGCTGACGCACGAGCTGGTGCGACACCGGGCGGGCGCCGCCGTTTCCCAGGAGTCGATGCGGTTCGTGCGGCTCGAAGAGCTGCCGTTCTGGCTCCCGGACTGGGTGGAGGACGATGAGGTGCTTCACGGCAAGGCTGTGGAGATGCTCAAGCAGCTGGAGGCGTTCCAAACGTGGCTGGCTGATCACCTGCAGCTTGACGGCGAAGGCTCCTCGTTCACCTATAGGAAGCACATGACCTCCTTCATGCGTCGGTTCGCCCCGGAGGGTGTGGCCACCACCCTGGTGTGGACCGCCAACGTGCGGACCATCCGTCACGTGCTGGAGGCTCGAACCGCACCCGGGGCTGAGGAGGAGATCCGGCTGGTCTTCAACCGGGTGGGTGAGCTCATGCGGGAGGAGCTGCCGTTCCTCTTCGAGGACTACACCGTGGTGGACGGGGCGTGGACCACCGAGTGGCCAAAGGTGTAGATCAAGGTTCAACGACTGCTCAAATGTGGTCAAGTTTCGACTGGACAGCGCTCGCGAGGCCCTGATACAGTCGTTCTCGTCAGCAAGCAGCGGGGCTGATGCGAAGGCAGGGAGCTACTTCAATCAACGGGTCGCAGGTTCGAGTCCTGTCCGTCCGGCTCATCGGACGGTAGCTCAGTTGGGAGAGCAGTTGCCTTCACGCTCCAGCCGCATGAGGTCACAGCCTCCTGCCCTGGCGACGTCCGAAGAGGTCAGGAACGAGCAGAACGGAGATGGGCACGTGACGCCCTAGCAGACAGACTTGACGTGACCGGTGCGCAGCTGGCGGCTACTTCCCTTTGCAAGAGAGACACACGCCGCCCGCACTTCAGGTCTCGGTCACGTAAGCAGGTGACGACGGGTGGTGCGAAGGCACCGGGGATACTTCAACTCTGGAAAAGTTGACGACCGGGTTCGATTCCCGGCGGCTCCATCTTGGGGCCGGCTGGTGCTAGTCGTTTCCCCACGCCGTCCGGGTCTCACCCGTCGTCACCTCGCCCCAAGCTCGACAGACGTGCCCGGTGCGCAGATCCTCGGATACTTCGCATTGGGAGCGGGAGGTCGCGGGTTCGAATCCCGCCTGGGGGTCGAAGACCCCCGGTAGCTCAGCGGCTAGAGCGCCTACGTAACCCGTGGATCGACTGGGTCTCGGGCACGTCTGCCGTCATGTCCTCGCGGTTCACCCGATGTGACGTCACCGCCGTTACTTCGTGGTTCGAATCCATGCGAGCGAGTCTTCGCTCGTCGCCCAACTGGTAGGGCTTCCGGCTTGACAGCTGGTCACGGGTGACCCGTGAGGATATGATGGCACATCATTACCTGGTGCTGTGGCGCAGTTGGTAGCGCATCGCCTTGTCAGGGCGAGGGTCGCCGGTTCGAGTCCGGTCAGCATCGCGACGTCACTGATGCGACGCAGCTCGGCTACTTCTCCACCTTCACCAGGTGTCTTCGGACAACGCCGCCTGCAACGTGACCTCAATGACGTCAACCCGTCTCCATGGCGCAACGGACAGCGCACTTGATTACGGATCAAGCGGTTGCAGGTTCGAATCCTGCTGGGGACACGTCGCTAAGACGACCACGTCGAGTGCACGCGGCGCGGTCGACTGACCGGAGATGACTGGCACGGGCTCCGTCACCAAACCTCGTGGGCTTGTCCCCGTGGCGCAGTTGGAGAGCGCACCTGGTTCCGGACCAGGAGGTCGCAGGTTCGAGTCCTGCCGAGGACACGTGGGAGGCGCTGACATGGCGCTGGCCGCTCATGACGGCGATTTGGTGAAATCCCGACCTGAAAGCTCGGGGGGACCGGGTTCGACTCCCGGCAGCGCCCTCCCTACAACTGCACATGTCCACGTAGCTCAGGGGGAAGAGCGGCCCGAAAACGGACGGGCGGCGTGGCGAGAGGGTTGCGGATGCACCGAAGGGCTCGTTGCTGGGTCTGTAGGGAAGCGCGTTTCCAAGCTCGTCTCCAGGCGCGGGTTCGAGTCCCGTCGTGGACACTTCACCGGCATCGTGCCGGTGCGACGTGAGAAGGTGGGTGCGGTGGCACGGTACAACAACCGGGGCATCCCTCGCGGGACCGGCACGTCCGCGGTCGAGACGACCGGGGAGCGTACGGTCACGTACGAGGGTGGCGTCGGCTACGTGCGTGAGGCGCGGGGGGAGCTGTTCCAGCTCGCCGTCGTCAACATGGTCGGCCAGGACGCGTTCTACGAGTCCGGCGCCAGCCGGGACGGTCGCTACGAGACGCTGGTTCGCCAGCTGGCGGTCGAAGACCCGGCGTGGACCTTCGAGATGCTCAAGTGGCTGCGCGGCCCGGAGGGCAACCTCCGTACGGCGAGCCTGGTGGGCGCCGCGGAGTTCGTGAAGGCCCGTCTCGACGCGCAGAAGCGCGGGGAGATCCGCAACCCCGAGGGCGTGGGCGACCACGCGTTCGAGGTGAAGCACTGGAACCGCATGGTGATCAACGCGGTGCTGCAGCGTGCGGACGAGCCCGGGGAGCTGCTGGCCTACTGGACCCACACGCACGGTCGCAACCTCCCGCAGCCGGTGAAGCGCGGCGTCGCCGACGCGGTGCGGCGGCTGTACAACGAGCGCGCCTACCTGCGCTATGAGTCGGGTACGCGCGGCTTCCGCTTCGCGGACGTCGTGGACCTGGTGCACCCGCGAGCGAACACCGGGTGGCAGGGCGACCTGTATCGCCACGCGCTCAACGAGCGGCACGGTCGCAAGGCGGAGGTTCCGGACTCCCTGGGCGCGGTGCGCGCCCGGGCGACGATCAACGCCATGTCGCCGTCGGACCGACACAAGCTCGCACGTCTGGCGTTGCGTCACGGTCTCGAGGGCAACCTCTATCACGACGCCATGGCCGGCCAGTGGGAGTGGCTGCTGAGCAGCCTCGGAGACGTCACCGGCGTGACGAAGCCGCTCACCAAGGCGGAGCAGTGGCAGCTGGTGCTGCCGCAGCTCGGCTACATGGCGCTGCTCCGCAACCTCCGCAACCTGTCGGAGGCGGGGGCGTCGTACCAGGTGGTGCAGGACGTCACGCGTCGGCTCGGTGACCCGCAGGAGGTGGCGCGCAGTCGTCAGTTCCCGTTCCGCTTCTGGTCCGCCTACAAGGCGACGGAGGGTGGCTTCGCATCCGCGCTCGACACCGCGTTCGCCCACAGCATGCGGAACCTGCCGGAGCTGTCGGGCAACACCCTGGTGCTCGTGGACACCAGCGCCTCGATGACCAACGGGATCTTCGACAAGCGCTCCACGATGACCCCGGTGCAGGCTGCGGCGGTCTTCGGCGTGGCGCTCGCGGTGCGCAACCCCGGTGCGGTGGACCTCATGGGCTTCGCGAGCGGGGAGTTCCGGCACGAGGTGCCGGCGGGTGCCTCCGCGATGCGTGAGGTGGAGCGGTTCATCCACCGCGTCGGGGAGGTCGGACACGGTACCGACATCCACGGAGCGGTGCAGCGTCAGTTCAAGCGTGACCGACACAGCCGCGTCGTGATCATCAGCGACATGCAGACGATGGGCGGCTACCACGGCGCCGACGTCGACACGTTCGTGCCGCACTCGGTGCCGGTCTACGGCTTCAACCTCGGTGGGTACAGCCAGGCGCTGATGCATGCGCTGCCTCGTCGGCACGAGTTCGGCGGCCTGACGGATGCCACGTTCAAGAGCCTGCCGCTCCTGGAGCGTGGGCAGGACACCGGTTGGCCGTGGGAGGTTCCGAGCGGCGAGAGCTGAGCTCGGGCTGTACATCGGTCCCTCGGGTGAGGTAAGTTGTCCTCACCTGAGGGACCTCAGGCAGGAAGAGGAAGGGAACCAGGAAGTGACGATTCACGTGACGATTCACAACGTGTTGGACGCCGCCGGAACGATCGTGCTCGGCGTCATCCTCTACCAGGTCACCACCGCGCTCATCTTCGCCGCGAGGGCGAAGCTGAGCGGGAGACGACGGCGGCGGTGAACGCCATCCGGTGGGTGACGCGCGTGTTCGGCGTCACCTGCCTCAGCGTCTCCACGAGCCTCTTCAACGTCTTCGCGGTGACGGGGCTCACGGCGCTGCTCGCATATCTGCTGATCAAACTCCACGAGGAAGTGAAGCATGGCTGAGACCACCGAGCTGAAGCCGGTCACCTGGCTGAAGCAGAAGTACAGCTGCTACAAGCAGAAGGGTCGCTACAAGGGCGGCACCAACGCCGCCAAGTCGGTTCGGAAGCGTCGCAAGGTCGGCGGCGGCCCGAGCCCCGTCGAGCACGTCAAGGTGCTCACCGCGTCGGGTCACGTGCGGTGGGAGACGCGTCCGCGAGCCACCAAGTGAGACGGGTCTTCGTCGCCCTCACGGAGCGCGCGGAGTCTCTGCTGGAGGTCAACCTGGGCTCGATCCAGAAGGACCCCGAGCAGCGCCTCAGTGGCACCGAGGAGGCGATCACCGCCGACCTCTGGCAGACGATCCAGGACCTCAGCGACGGGGAGGCCCTCGTCATCTGGACCGCACCTGAGTAGAAGCCACACCGCCCGTCCCGTCCACGCTCCGGGACGGGCGGTGTCTTACGGTGTACAACTGCACGTTTAGGTGATAGGATCACCTCAGGAACCAGGAAGGAACGAGAGGGGTAGGAAGATGAGCGACAGGATGACGGCGGGTGCCCGAACGCGGCGAGAGGGTGAGATTCGCGCCATGATGGCGCAGGTCTTCCGCCTTCACAAGGAGGCCAGGGACGCGCTGGAAAAGCGGCTGACGGAGGGCCAGCTGCTCAACGCCTTCTCGCTGCGACCGGTGCTGAAGGCTCAGGCGGACATGCTCCCCTGGGCGCGCGTCACCCGCGGCATGAAGGACAACAACCTCGGTCTCTACCAGGCGATGCTGGAGGTGCGAGAGGTGTGTGTTCGCACCCTGCTGGAGTTCGGGGAGGCCACGAGCACCGACCTCATCGCGCTGGACGTGGACCGGCAGGAACGAGAAGGCATGCGACGCTTCGTCAGGGCAACCGCCAGGTTCATCTCACCGCCGTCCACCGGTACCGTCTCGACGGCGCGTGGCATGGACACCGTGGAGCCGACGGTGACGGAGACACCCGCGTCGGATGAGTGAGTCGCTGCCCCTCACGCTGGCTGAGGTACGGGCGGAGCTGGCGGCGCTTCGCGTGCCGCCAGCTGACCAAACCGCGCATGAGCCGGTACAGTTGATCTTCGAGGAACACGGCGTCCCGGCCGACGTGTGCTGGGGCTGCAGTGACCAGGAACGAGGGCACTGGGTGCCGGTCTCACAGTGTGCAGTCGCGCTAACACGCTACGACGAGAACGGCGGCCCGACGTCGTTCCCGAGGGTGACGAGAGACGAGGAATGAGAACACGATGAAGCCACTGCTGTTTCTCGACGTGGACGGGGTGCTGAACCCGGACGCGCGTAGCAGCGGGCGTCGTCCGGATGGCTACACCACGCACCGCATGAACCCGTCAGCCGAGGGCGGCTTGGACTGGGTGACGGCGAACCGGAAGCCGCTGCGAGTGTGGCTCAACCACGACCACGGCGCGCTCCTGCTGGGGCTGCCGTTTGAGCTGGTGTGGGCCACGACCTGGGAGCACGAGGCCAACGAGTGGATCGGGCCGCACCTCGGGCTGCCTGAGCTTCCGGTGGTGGAGTTTACCAAGCCGATCAGACGTCGTCCGGACCACGTCCACTGGAAGCTTCCCGACCTGATCGCATATGCGGGTGACCGTCCGTTCGCGTGGCTGGACGACGAGATCACCGCCCGTGACGGGGAACACGCGAAGACGCGTCACCCCGCACCCACCGCCTTGATTCAGGTGGCACCCTTTGTGGGTCTCACCGAGGAGCACCTGCACCACCTGCACGTCTGGGCGTCCAAGCTCAGGTAACCCGCGAGACAGCCACCACCGGTGGCGGAGAGAAGTGAAAAGTGCGCAGTGAGAAGACCGTGGTCGGGCAGCCAGTCCGAGCACGGGGTGCTGAGACGGTGTCCGTGAGCGTGGAGCACCGCTGCACCGAGTGCGGGGAGATGTGTCCCTCAGGAAGTGACGAGCGAGACGTGAGTCGAGGTGGCAAAACGCTTCGCGTGCTGAAGTACGCGGGTGCCGGACTGGCGATTACCGCGTTCACCCTGCTGGCCGCGGTCGGAACCGTCACCGTGACATTGATGGCCATGCTCACGTGGGCTTAGGCTTGCTCACGAGGTATGGTCAACCTCGGCAGAGCGGTGCGCGAGAGCCACTCATCGGGAGATGGGTGGCTCTTGGCATCTTGTGGACATTTCACCTCGACCCTGGTACGATGGGTCTCGTCAGGAAGTCGTCAGGAAGAGGAACGCGGATGGCCAAGCACGTGTTCATGACGAGAGACAAGGTGTGGCTCTTCCTCCACGGGGAGATGTATGCCGGGGTCATCAAGCACATCAGCACCACACCCGGCTTGCCCTCCCCGTACGTGGTGGAGTATCGGAACGCGAGGGGTGACACGTGTGACCACAACGCGAGTTACCGCCAGCTTGAGCCGCGTGACTGACGCGTGGCTCACGTCAGGAAGAGGAAGGAGAACCGTGGGACTCACGCGGGTTGAGGAGGGTGACCACGTGATCGGGCGAGGCAACTCATCCGTCACCGGTCGACGCATCGACGGCAAGTACGGCGTCGTCGCCGACGTGCGCGACTACCTGGGTGACGACGTCGTCACCGTCACCTGGAGTGACGGCAGCGTCGACGAGGTCATGCAGCGTGACGTGAGCGGCACCCAGCAGGGTTCGTTCGGCCGTGGCCAGCGAGAGCAGCCGGAGCCGTCACCTGCAGACGTCAAGCGCGCGGCTCGGGAGGCCAAGCGACGGGCCAAGGAGGAGGCCAGGCGCGTCAAGTTCGCCGCCAAGCAGAACAAGGCGGACGAGAAGTGGAACAAGCGCCACGGCACAAGCTGAACGCACCTGACACGCACCGCCACCCGAGATCCGGGTGGCGGTGCGTGTGTCGTACCGACGAGATGAGAGACGGATGATGACCGAAGATGAGCTGGCACGCGTGCGGCGAGAGCTGCAGCGTGAGGAACGCAGTCTGGATCACCGGCAGACGGAGCTCGACAACGCGGAGGCTCTCGTGCGAGAGCTGCGCTCTCAGGTGGAGATGGTGAGAGATAGCGTGTGCAAGATGCGTGAACGGGTGGCGGAACTGGACCGGATGGCCCACCTCGAGAGTGAGAACGCGCGGCTGCGGCAGGAACTGGAGTCCTGCCGCAATATGCACGACTCACCCTCTTGATTTCCCAAATGCATCTCGGGCTGGTATACTTCTAACCAGCAGCAAGCAAGCTAAGAAACGCAAGCTCAAGCTCAGCTGACGAGTCAAGGAAGTGAGATGGGACAGCTCAACCAGACGGTCGCGGTCGAGAAGGGTCTGAAGGCCCGTACCGCCACCGCGGTGACCGGGATCTACCACAGCCTGCAGAAGGCGGCGCTCTTCGCCGGCTTCACCAAGGTGTACCAGCCGAAGGACGAGGAGGGCGACCGCCTGCCGCCGGAGCGTCAGCTCGTGCAGCAGAACGTCGAGGACCTCCTGCAGCAGGCGAGCGCGCGGCTGACCGACCTCTTCGACGTCGTCCTGACCAAGGACGCGGCGAACATGGTCGCCAAGGCCGACGTCGTCGTGGACGGGCAGACGCTGCTGACCGACGCGCCGGTGCCGTACCTGCTCTTCCTCGAGAAGCAGCTGCTCGACTGGCGGACGGTGGTCAGCAAGCTGCCGGTCACCGACCCGAGCGAGGTCTGGACGTACGACGAGGGCACCATGCTCTACCGCACGGAGCCGACCCAGACGACACGTACCCGCAAGGTGCCGCGCGTCCTGGAGAAGGCACCCGCGACCGAGCGTCACGCCGCTCAGACCGAGGTCTACATGGTCGACGAGGTCGTCGGCACCTGGACCAACACCCGGCTGTCCGGGGCGATCCAGGAGACGCGGCGCATCGAGCTCGTGGACCGCGTCAACAAGCTGCTCGACGCGGTGAAGATCGCCGTCGAGCGGGCCAACCGGCACGAGGTCACCCAGCTCCACGCGGGTGAGACGATCTTCAGCTACCTGCTGCGACCCAGCAGCCGGTAAGCTGGCAAGAGTGACCGTCGTCACGAGGTTCGTAGGGGTACGAGACGACGGTCACCCTGGACGCGAGATGACGGTTCCACCTGGTACCCGCCGTCTCAAGATGCCGTTGCCCCCAGCGGCGAGACGTGAGCGGCAGCACCCCCGCGCGACGCCGCTCCCAGGTTTCCGGTTCGACCCCGGACGCGTCCTCGAAGCCACCCTCCGGTGGCGACTCACAACTCAACAGTGAGCCAACAGACCCCAGCCAGGAGCGGCTGGGTGCCCAAAGGGGCAAAAGCTGAAGTTGAAGATGAGACTCAGCGAGTAGTGTGACAGTGCAGGTTCGAGTCCTGCCCCGCGCTCCACGTGCGCGGGTAGCCCAACCGGTAGAGGCAGCACGTCGCGTCAGACTCAGACTCTCGCTCCAGCTTGAAGCAACACGCAGACGTCACAATCGACCTGACCTGATCCCCTCACCGCGAGATGCGGGTTCGAATCCCGTCCTGTCCACTTCAAGGACAGGTGGCCGTAACGGCAACGGCGCATGGTGTCAAGCTAAGACAGGTCCAACCGTGTGTGACTGAGAGCGTAACGACATTGGTAGCGCAGTGGAAGCGCGTCGGACTCTTAATCCGAAGGTCGCGGGTTCGATCCCCGCCCATACATTACTCAGGACGGGCTCGGATGGTGATAGCCGGGCTCGTCCGCCAGGACCCGTAGCTCAGTTGGCAGAGCAGGGGGCTCTTAACCCTCGTGTCGCAGGTTCAAGTCCTGCCGGGTTCACGTGGTAGGCCGATGATGCAGTGATCGGTTTGCCAGCGGGACAGTCGCCGTCCCGTGCCACGCAAGAAGCGACAGCGTCTACGTGAGGGGGCTGCAACCACTTCGCGTCCTAGACGGGGAGGGCCCACCCCGGACGCCAAACGGGTCACGGACCGGTAGCTCAATGGCAGAGCAACCGACGGGAAGGCTGTGGGTTCGAGTCCCACCCGGTCCACGTGAGGGACATCTCTGGCGAGATGGGTTGTCGGGTGCCGGTCGACTCTCACCGACGCGGCATCACCCGGAACCGTAGCTCAGTTGGAAGAGCGCCCGTCTGAAACACGGGAGGTTCGCAGGATCGAAACCTGCCGGTTCCACGTGTCACGTCCACCACCCTCGGGTGGGACGGGAAGGCGGTTTGGTCACCGTGACACGACGACCCTGGTGGTGACGACTTAGCAGCGTCATCACCGGTGCCTCAGTGGCTCAGTGGTAGAGCGGTCGCCTCGTAAGCGACAGGTCGCAGGTTCGATCCCTGCCTGAGGCTCGCTGTGCGGTGCAGCGCGTGGAACACGTCCGGAACCACACCCGCTCGATCAAGCGGGTCCCGTTGCCGGGTGGGATCTCCAGGCGAAAACCGATGGTAAACGTCACCGGGCTCGAGACTGGTGGCTGCCCGTGGTGAACCTCCCGACTAGCAGGGGGAGCCATGCCGGACGCGGCACGGGGTGCGAGTCCTCGCGCGGGCACGAAGGGTGTTTACAAACGCACCCGACCCTGGTACAGTAGTCATCGTCAGGAAGTCAGGAAGCGAGTCAGGAAGGAGGGTCACGCAGATGATGCAGGCGGAGTCCACGCTTCACGAGTTTCGTGACCTCACCAGCACCACGGGTGGTACGATCATCGGGGTCGCGATCATCGCGGCGATCTGCTTCGTCCTGTGGCTGCTGCTCAGGGGTTGAGAACGGTAACTAGTGGACCGGGGCTCGCCAGGCCCTCCCGCCCTACGGTGGGGAGGATACCGGCGGGTGGTGGCACGAGCCCGGGTGCGAGGGTGTGGAACCTCGCGTATGGCGTGTAGCTCAGGTGGTTAGAGCGCTCCCCTGATAAGGGAGAGGTCGTGGGTTCAACTCCCACCTCGCCAACGGCCGGTACCTGCGGAAACCCTTACTCCGCCTGGGTACGGGGAGGCCAACCACGGTGACCCGCGTCGCGGCTCTCCCGGGGCAAGATCCCCGTACGCTCGTAGTAGGCGAGCCCGGCGCTTCACCCAGGAACGAACGACCAGGAACGACGAGAGGACGAGACGCATGCTGCCCGAGGTTGAGACGTTCTTCAACGCACGCAACACCGCGATCACCACGTACGACGACGAGCTGCGCAGGGCCCGTCGCGAGTACGACCAGGAGACGATCTCCTATGCCGCCTACGAGGCCAAGCGAGCCAACCTGCGCGAGCGGCGCGCCCAGGCGTTCGCGGACGCGAAGACGGAGATCCTCAAGTCCGACGACAAGCTCGTGCGCTACATCATCAACGAGCTCTTCGCCAACTACTCGTCCTTCTGCACCATCGTGCTGGAGGCGCTGCCGGCCTCCATGAGCGAGCTGAACGCGCTCGCGGAGCACCACGGCTGGTGCAGCGAGTGGGAGCAGCTGCTGGGGCCGGCGCGTCAGGCGGGTGTGCTGCCCGCGATCACCCCCTGGGACGAGCACGCCATCAAGCTCCAGACCTGGATCTACGAGCAGTTCGGACTGTCCCGCACCACCGTCCGACAGCTGCTCAACAAGGTGGAGGAGGTCGTGAGCACGGAGGTCTCGCGGCGCACGGAGGCCATCGCGGCCCTGCCGCTGCAGCCGAAGCCCGACGAGCTCGAGCTCATCGCGGAGTAGAACCCCACCCGCGCGGCCGGTACCCTGAACCTGGGTGCCGGCCGCGCCCGCGTTCAGGAAGGACGAATGATGCCGCGTAGTGACGCCTGGGTCTACGCCAAGCCCTGGAGGAACTGGCGACGGATCCTCGAGCACCGGCGAGAACGTGCCCGAAGGGGCTTCTCGCGCTACGACACCTGGAACCTGGAGAGCTACCTGGCTCAGGTCATCGCAGACAGCGTGCGAGAGCTGAGGGTGAACGGGCACGGCTACCCCGCGTGCTTCAACGGGGCGGAGGAGTGGAACGAGGTGCTGGAGCGCATCGAGGTGCCGCTTCGCGTCTGGGCGGAGACCCGGCACGACATGACCCTCGACGAGGAGGAGCGGTGGGCGGAGCGGTGCCACGAGGCGCTGAAGCTGCTCAACGAGTACTTCTTCGCGTTGTGGGACTAGGGTTGGACAAACGCACCTACGGGTGATAAGGTGCTCTCAACACCTCAGGAACAGGAAGCGACATGGACGAGGAAACGACGAGAGGCGTGCGACCCAGACGGGTAGTCGTCATCATTCCCGCGCACAACGAGGCGGTGGGAATCACCGCCGCCGTGGAGGCACTGTGGGCGCAGACCCGCAGACCTGACATGGTCATCGTGTCGGCAGACAACTGCACCGACGACACCGCGTTGCTGGCGGCGAGGGCAGGCGCGCGTGCCATCCCGACCAGAGGCAACACCCACAAGCGTGCCGGCGCCGTCAACCAGCCGTTGACGTGGCTGCTCGATGAGCTCGAGGACCGCGACGTGGTGATCATCACGGACGCAGACACCACCCTGAAGCCCACGTTCGTGGAGAACGCGGAGAAGCTGCTTCGTCGGCGCTACGACGCCGTCGGGCCGGTCTTCGATGCTGTCCCCACGTGGAACCCGCTGGAGCAGCTGCAACACAACGAGTACGTGCGATACTCTCGCATGGTTGCCCGTCGTAACGGTCGCACCCTCAACCTCTCCGGCGCCGCGCAGGCGCTGCGGGTCGGGGTGATCCGCGCGGTGGTGGAGGCTCGTCGTCGCGGTGACCTCCCCGGCAAGCCCTTCATGTACAACACCGACGCGATCAGCGAAGACATGGAGCTGACCATCGCGGTCAAGACCCTGCGGTTTCGCACCGTCGCGTCGGTCAACTGCCGGTGCACCACCGACATGATGAAGACCCCTCGAACGCTTCACGTTCAGCGCATCCGATGGGTCCAGGGCGGCATGTGTGAGCTGGAGCGCTACGGTCGCACTGAGGTCACCAAGCCGATGGTGAACCGTCAGTGGCTGGCCGGCGCCAACGTGCTGTTCACACTCGTGTGGGTCACCTACAGCGTCTACCTCACCACGCGGATGGGGTGGGCACGCTTCGACTTGATCCACCAGCCGTTCTGGCTCGGGGTCACCCTGTTCTTCTCGTTCGAGCGCGCCTTCACGGCACGTAAGGCGGGTTGGCGCGGCATGCTCGTCGCCGCGTTGCTGCTGCCGGAGCTGCTCTACGACATGTTCCGTCAGACCGTGTTCGTCATCTCACTCACGCGACACCTTCGCGGTGTCGACATCGCCTGGTAAAGGAGTAGGATCACCGTGTACACCAACACCGCGGGCACCGTCGGGGGCGCCGCCACCGGAGCCACCCTGGCTCACACCGGCGGGGCCGGCACTCTCGCCACCCTCGCCACCGCCATCGTGCTGCTGGCCGTCGGCTACGCGCTGTTCAACCTGGCGCCGCGCATCCGTCGCGGCCGCTGAGTCACCGCGAGGTGAGAGTCGCCCCGGGTAGCCGACAGGTCACCCGGGGCGTTCTCGCACCCGTCTCCCTGGTAAGCTGAGCACGTCACCGAGCGAGGAAGTGAGGAGACAGACGTGAGCTACGACACCCGCGTCACCGGCGCCATCCACATCGTGCCACCGCTCCCGTGGAACGTGATCCGGGACAACTCGATCATCCGCGGCCAGCTGCCGGGAAGCTTCGACGGGCCGCGTCCACGCGGCGGACGCGGCGACCTCGACGTGCGTGTTCACGTGGAGGAAACCGAGGTTGACACCCCGGACGGCTTCCTCATCCGACGTGAGGGCACGGCGATCGTACCCACCCGCGGGGAGGGTTACGGCTACCGAGACGCCTACGACCTAACGAGTCACGTCAGTCTCGTGGCTCGGATGTTTCCGGATCGCGCCTTCGAGGGACACCTGGAGTGCCGCTCCGGGGATGACACCTGGCGCGTCATCGTGCGGAACGGCGTCGCGCACGAGGTGCGCCCCACCCTCACCTGGCCGTACGAGATGAGTGAGGTGGCGGCAGACGTCGCCACCCGCATCGCCAGCCGCGTCCGCGCTGAGCTGGTGTGCTGCAACATCTACGCCCAGGTCAACGACGCCAAGACGATCACCTTCGAGGCAGCGCAGGAGGCGCCGGGGTGGCACGCGCTGTGCTACTGGGGAGAGGCGGCGGCCAGGATCGCCGACATCGGGGGCGCGTGATGCCGTTCCTCAGCGTCAAGGACGCGTATGTGAGGTGGCGACAGCTCGCTCGGCTGCAGGTCGCGGTGATCGCTCTCGCGGTCCTCACGGCGGCGTTCGGCTTCGGTTGGGTAGTCGTCCCCTGCTTCCTCGCCTGGGTGCTTCTCGGGCGCTCAGGCAGTCGCTACGAGGCCCTCTTCTGGAACCAGGCCCTGGCCCTGCACAGCTCCAAGCGAGAGGGTGAGCCGGAGATCTACGAGTTCATGAGCAGACGACACCGAGAGCAGCACGCCCGGCTCGCCGCCGAGCGTCACCTGAGGAAGGATGAGAGAGCGTGAAGGAAGCGGTCATCTTCGACTGGCAAGGCACCCTGGTCGACGTCAGCGGCATCCGCCACCTGGTGGAGGGCGGTGGTTACCGGAACTTCCCGGAGTTCCACCGTCAGACCGGCAACTGCCCGCCCATCCAGGACACCGTGCGGGCGCTGTGGAACGCCATCCAGGACGACGACAAGGTCATCGTCCTCATGACCGGCTGCACCGACGACTTCCGCGACGTGCTGACGTCGTGGATGATGCGGAACGACGTGATGACGCACGCGGTGCTGATGCGGCGTGCTGGGGACTACCGCGCGGATGTGGCGGTGAAGCTCGACATGCTCACGTGGGTGCGTGAGCAGGGCTTCACCGTCGTTCACGCGTGGGACGACAACCCCAACGTGCTCAAGCTGTGGCAGGACGAGGGCATCCCGACCACCGTGGTGCCGGGCTGGACCGGCAGCTGAGCTCGTGTACAACTTCACCCCAGGGTGATATGATGCACTCGACTGCCTGAGAGGGCAGCTGAGGGACGAGGAAGGAAGTGAACGAGTGACAACCTCACCCACCGTGGCGGAGCTGGAGGCACGCGTCGCGCAGGGCGCCAAGCTGCTCGACGGCTACGACCCGAACTGGGCGCTGAACGTGAGCGTGTTGAGCCTGTCCCTCGCGTACTGTGACAAGTGCGTGCTCGGGCAACTCTTCCGCAGCTACAGCCTGGGCCTCCGTACCCTGGGCATCCACACCCACGCGGACGAGCTCGACACGTCGGTGGTGCGACTGACCGCCGACAACCCGATCGTGACCCACGGCTTCGACCTCTCGTACGACGAGGTGTACAACGACGGCACGGTCGCGTGGACGAGCTACCGCCAGCTTACGGACGCCTGGCGCCGGGTGGTGGGCGCGCGTCAGCGTGCCCTGCCCGTGCCGGTCGCCTCGTGAGCTGGATCTGCGGCAAGTGCCGTCGCGTCAACCACAAGGCGACCCCACCATGCGTCTACTGCGACGCCTCACTTCACCAGCACAACCAGACCCTGAACCAGGAGAGCAAGCGATGAGCGGCAACACCGGCAGCTTCCCGATCCACCAGAACTCGCGTCGCGAGACCAACACCAAGCACGTCGAGCACATCGTGCCGATGGGTGAGCACGGCGTCTCCCACGCGGCGCTCGCGGCGGCCCTGCGGGACGCCGCGAAGGAGTACCAGGAGCTGACGGGCGGCGCCCCGGTGCCCACCGAGGCCATCCGCGTGGTGCCCAGCAACGAGGGGTTCATCGTGTGGTTCCGTCACGAGACCCACGGACCCGCCAGCAAGTAGCCTCTGCGGCACAGGTGGTGTCCGAGACGGCTTTGTAGGGGTAAGATGAGAGACACGGGTGGCGTCGTCACACGGCTGCGTACGCAGGGACGTGACGACGCCGCCCTGACCACTTTCTCATCACACCAGGGAGCTGCCGTGGGTATCGCCACGCCCGACGAGTTGGACGCCGCCATCAGCCGCAAGGGCCAGTCCCTGGCGCGACTGGTGCTGCGTCGCCTCACCGCCGCCGTCAAGGAGACCTACCCGGAGGCGCGGACCATCCGGCTCAGCCGGAACGAGGTCACCGGCGCCTACGAGGTCACCCGCGTGACCACGCACCACAACAAGACCGTCTGGCGTCGCAAGGCAGACGCCGACCTCACGGGCGTCTTCGGCGTCTCGGGAACGCAGGTCGCCAGCGACGCCAGCCACTACCGGGTGCTGGCGGGCGCGCGACTGCACCCGGTGCGGCAGAACAAGGCGGGGGAGCTCGCGGAGTACTCCATCCACCTGCTGCGCGACCGTGACGCCAGCTGAGCCGGACACGTTGAGGTGCCGGGACGACGACCCGGCACCACCGGAAGAGAGCAGGAAGAGAGATGAGCATCGCGGAGCTCATGGCCGTCATCGACGGCCGTCAGGTGCCGCTCGACAGATGCAGCTGGCTGTGGCTCTCGCCCGTCGGCTGCGCGCTCGGGGCAGTCTCCGCAGACGTCGCCCCGAGTGACGACGAGGCACACGCTCACTTCGAGAGCGTGAGGAAGGAGCGGGAGCGCCAGCTCAGCTGGGGCTTCCGCATGGAGCTCATCCCGCTCGACGCGTTCGAGGAGCGGGCGAGGGCGTGCTTCACCGGCAAGTGCAGCCACGAGATGCCGCCTGACCTTCGCACGTGCCACGCGTGTCGTCGGCTCGGCAAGGCGGGCTTCCGCACCGTGCCCGACGAGCACGGCAAGATGCGGGTGAGGTGCGTCTCGGAGAAGGCGTGTCGGAAACGGCGCCTGCATCACTACGGCCGCGACGAGCGTGACTGTGCTTGAGGCGGCGGCACCCTGGCTGTGCCTCATCTGGGGCGCGGGCATCGTGGCGGCGGTGGCCGTCAACGCTCACTTCGCCCGCACGGATGACCGCGTGTGGCTCGCCGTGGACACGGCACCGTGGATCCTCGTCGTGGCCGCGATCATGTGCGTCGGGTGGCCCGGCCTGTTCATCTACGCGGCCATCTTCGGGGTGAACCGAGCCGACGAGTGAGCCTGTTTACAACGCGCATCTGAGCTGGTAAGATGGGTCACGAACCAGGAAGAGAGGAGGAACCAGGAATGAAGACCCGCACCCGCGTCGCCAAGCTCATCTACGGTCTCGGTGGCCTGCTGTCGTGCATCCGCACGCCGCAACGCACCTACGAGTGGACCTACGACGGTGACGAGAACGAGGCGGACGTCGACGAGGCGACCTGGGTGGTCAGTCACCACTTCGAGTACGTCGGCGTCGCCATGCTGCCCTCCCGCGTCGGCATCCGGCTCATCGAGCTGGCGAACCGCGTGGACGAGGAGCACTTCAACCACTGGGCGCTGGAGCACCTGCCCAACGACCACTGCGAGGGCGGTCGCTGCGAGAGCTGCGGCGGTCACGTTCACCCCACCCGCAACCTCAACGAAGAGGTGGCCACGCCATGACGGAAGCGGAGCACGTCTACTTCGGCACCCTGAACCTCCTCGGCTCCGACGTGGAGCCGCCGGAGATCCAGGAGATGCTCGACCGGGAGCACGCGAAGGCTGACCCCGCCTTCGCCCGTCACCTGGAGCGGGTGGCGACGCTGGAGCGGCTCAAGGCGCACCGGTTCGTCACCTCGCTCAACCACAGCTGCGGCGTCTTCGAGACCGACGGGGAACGCAGCCTCTACCGGCTGGCGGCGGAGAACTGGAACCGTCTGCAGGAGCTCCTCAAGCTCACCGAGACGCTGCTGCGTGAGCACGAGGTAGAGCACAACCAGCTGCGCGCCCTGACCCACCAGGCGAGGACCGAGGCCCCCGCGTGACGCACTCACCTGAGCCGCCCCGCAGGGTCACCGACGCGGAGATGGAGGTGCTCCGCGGGGCGGCGATGGGACTGGACACCGTCGGCATCACCCGGCTCACCGGTATCGCCATCGGTACCGTCAAGTCCCGGCTGAAGCGACTGATGACCAAGTTCAACGCCACCAATCGCACGCAGCTGGTGGTCAACGCGGTGAGAGAGGGTGTCGTAACCCTCAACGGGGAAGACCCGCCGCACCCCGCGCAGGTGCGGTGGACGGTGGAGGTGCGGGGGCCGGACGGCACCTGGCGCGTCGCTCGCCGAGACGCGCCGCCGTTCAAGGAACGTGACGTCGCTCACGGGTTCTGCGAGGAGCTCGCGGGCAGGACCCCCGCATTCACCTACCGCGTCGTGCGGCTGACGACGACCTTCGACGTGGACGGTGAGACGTGAGTGAGGACGAGGAGCCGTTCTGGCACGTGTGGGACAACCACGTCTCCCGCCGGTTCTTCCGGTGGGATGAGGTGGACTGGCCGTGGTGGAAGCCGCTGTGTCTGACGGGTATCCGCGGCGGTGAGGAGAACTGCAACCGTACGATCGGGCTCCGCTGGGGCAGGGGTGCCCGGTTCGCGTGTTTGAACGTCCCGCTGCGGCAGAAGCCGTGTCGGGAGTGTCTGCCTGAGATCGGCGGGCAACGAGCCTACCGACCCAATCTGGACTGAGGAGAGCAGGAACGATGGGCATCAGCCTGAGCAAGATGGAGACCCGGGCGCCGGACCTGGTGAACCTGTACAAGACCGCGGCGGTCAGCCTGCAGAAGAAGGGCCTGCAGGACGCGAAGGCCGCCGTCTACCTGGTGCTGGACCACAGCGGCAGCATGAGCGGCCTGTACGACGACGGCACCGTGCAGCGCTTCACCGAGCAGGTGCTCGCCCTCTCGGCCAACCTCGACGACGACGGCGTCGTGCCGGTCGTCTTCTTCCACAACTGGGCGTACCCCGCGATGAACGTCACCCTCGGGCAGCACCGTGGCGTCATCAACACCCTGCGCGCTCATCACAACGTGCGGTGGGGTGGCACCAGCTACGCGCCCGCCATGACGGCGGTTGTGAATCATTACCGGATGTCGGGTGCCACCGACCCCGCGCTCGTGATCTTCGAGACCGACGGCGCCTGCAACGACGAGGGCGAGACCAAGAAGGCGCTGAAGAGCTACAGCAGCCTGAAGATCAACTGGCAGTTCGTCGGCTTCGGGGAGCACACGTCGTCGGAGTTCCGCTTCCTGCGGAAGCTCGACGAGCTGCGCGGCCGCACCGTCGACAACGCCGGCTTCTTCGGCACCCAGAACAACGGTCAGTGGCTCACCGACACCGAGCTGTACGACAACGTGACGGGTGAGTTCGCCACCTGGCGAACGAACGCACGCGCGGCGGGTATCCTGTAGCCGCGAGACGGAACCGAAGGCCGGGCACCCTGACGGGTGGTGCCCGGCCTTCGGCGTCACTGGACGTGGGCACGTGGCGTAGTATGAGATACATTGACAGCATGACGCGTCGTGACCCCAGTGACCTTCGGGTCAAGCTTGGCGACACGGTGACGCGGGCGTGGGGGCTCAACGGGCAGCTCGAGCTCGCCATCCATCACCGTGACGTCCTACCCGGCAACCCTGAGGGTGGCCGACCCACCGTGGTGCATGCGAGCCTCCCCTGGAACTCACGTGTGGCGTTTCTGATCATGGAGCTTCACGAGCTGGCTCGTCGGCTGGAGACGGAGCTGCTGACGCACGTCAGCGACCGAGACCGAGAACGCGGGGGCTCCTCCGCCAACACCAGGGTGGCTCTCGACGCGGTCGTCAACCTCGCGGAGGCGACCCCCGATGATCGGGTGCTCGAGGCGCTGCGGCAGCTGGATCGCTGGTGCACTCACGCGGAGCTGGCTCTCGGCTTGATCGACGGGCTCGCGCACCTGCCAGCCCGACAGGGTGAGCCGGAGATGCGGTGCCCCTGGTGCGACTACCTGACGCTGAGGGTCAAGCGAGTCACCGCCACCGCTCACTGCGTCAACCCCAGGTGCGTCTACGGCCCAAGCGACCGGCGACGACCGTGCGGCCGGGTGGAGACGGACATCCTGACCGGTGAGATCATGATCTACTGGCAGGGTGAGCTGCCAGCTGACGCGGAGGAGGTGCAGGCGGCGTGAAGGCAAGCACGATCTACAGCATCCTGTGGCTGGCGTGGCTCGGGGCGTTCCTGGCCATCGAGCTGAGCGCGTTGTGGAGCGGACGGAGTGATCTGACGCTCTCCTGGTACGTGTGGCGACTCGAGAAGCTCGGCCCCACGTGGACCTTCATCCGATACTTCGTCGCCGTCTTCCTCGTGTGGCTCACGCTGCACCTGGTGTTTGGATGGTGGCGGTGACCCACGAGGGGCGTGGCTGGTCCTCCACCGGACTGTCCACCGTGGGAGATGACGAGAACCTCTGGACGGTGGCTGACGCCGCCGCGTTGCTGGGTCCACCCCGGCTGACGCAGATCCAGGTGCGCCAGCTGATCAAGATGCTCAGCATCCAACCGAGCGGCAAGCGTCGCGTCACCCCGCTGGGCCGGCCCGGCCGACACGCCAGGGTGTACGACGCGGAGACGCTCATCAAGGCGTACGACGCCCTCTCCCGGGCGACCTGAACCAAGGAGAAGCACATGTCACTGTTCGGCGACGAGATCCACAAGCTGCTCACCCGGCTCAAGGGTGGCGAGGAGCTGGCCCAGCACGAGGTGGAGGCGGTCGTCAACGCCGCCGTTACGCACTTCGTGCCGATGCTGGAGAACCTCCGGGGTGAGCTGACCACCACGTTCACCGAGGCGCTGACCCAGGCGCGACAGGAGATCCAGGCCGCCCTGGAGGCCGCGAAGGCCGAGATCAAGGCCGAGGTGGCCGGCCGCGCTGGTGCCCCTCAGGCCGGCGAGACGAGTGACGGCCCGGCGACGGGTACGACCAGCCTGACCCCCGACCCGGAGCCCTCAGCGCCTGCTGAGTGACCGCGAGAGGCCCCGGGCGACCGAGTCTCCCGGGGCCTTCGCACGCTTGGGTCAGATGCTGCGGCCACACCGGGTCAGCTTCGCCGTCTGGCTGGCGACCGCCTCCGCCTCGGTGGCGAAGGTGCCGAGCAGGGACTGGTTCAGCTGACAGTCACACCCGACGTGCAGGAAGTATCGGTCACCCCGAACGTTGAAGCGCTTGGTCACCCGGTAGGTCACCCCCGTCTCCCGCGCGACGGTGGCCTCAGCCGCCACTGTGAGCAGCGCCTCCTTGGTGACCTCGCCCGCCAGGTAGCGGGTCAACATCTCGTTGACGGTCGGCGTGGGTGTCGCGTGGCGACGGTCGAAGTCCGCCAGGTAGGTGTCCATCGCGGTCTGCCCGTTCGCGTCGACGACCTCGTACGGGCTGTGGTAGGCGCAGAGCGGGCGATTGTTCACCACGTGGACCGCGGGAGCCGGGGCGACGCCCCCGCTGACCATGCAGTTTGCCGTGCAGGTGGTTCCCTCAGTGGCGAGAGTGTAGTTCACGGTGTGTCCCTTCGTTCCTGTTCCTGCCTGGTGAAACCAGCTTACCACCCCGTTGACGGTGTGTCCACACCGAGCCGGCCGGCCATCTCGGCCGGCCGGCTCGGGGGCTCAGCCGAGATACATCGCCATCGCCTCCGGCGCGGGGTAGAAGTCGTTGTACTTGAGGTTGGCCTCCGGGAACCGACGGAAGTCGGTCACCCAAGCCTCGAAGTCGACCGGTGCGTAGTGGCCATCCGTCATCGAGACGCCGTAGGCGATGTAGCCTCGGTAGGCGGCTCGCTCGAAGGCCCCCGCGGTGAACTGGACGCCGTGCCCGTGACGGGTGCCGTCCTCGTCGATGAAGACCACCGGCAGGTGCTGGATGGCCGCCTGGTAGCGGACACCCTCGAGGGAGTAGCCCTCCTCGTACGAGGACCAGTTCAGCGGGTGACGCTCGTGGCGACCGGCGACCTTGACCTGGAACTCCGTGTCGCTCACGGTGAACTTGTAGGCGGTGTGCGTGGTCATGACCTGCTCCCTCGTTCCGGTTCCTGTTCCTTGCTGTTGAGACCAATCTACACCACGTTGACGTGGTTGTCCACATCTCACCGAAACTTCTTTGCGTGGCAGCCACGCCCCATGTGGCCAACGTGGCCAAAGCGAGATATATTCTGGTCGAGGGGTGAGGTGTCGCCGCGCCTCGGCACGCACGTCAGGGGAGGATCACGTGGTACGCACGCCCGACTACAGCCACGAGGAAACACCTCGGTACACCGACGACGCGGACGTGAACCGGGTGGAGGGCAAGGACGAGTACCTGCTCGCCCGTCCCAGCAAGCAGTGGAACATCCGGCAGAAGGGCAAGATGCGGGACGCGGAGTGCGCCCGGCTGAAGGCCCTCGGGTGGCCCCTGGAGAAGATCGCCCGCTACCTGAACATGGACGAGCCCAACCCCGAGAACGGGCCGGCTCGGGTCGCCGCCGCCATCAAGCGGGCGCTCGGGGAGATGGCGCGCTTCGCCAACGACGAGGCTCGGATGATGGAGGCCAACAGCCTCGACGAGCTCGAGTGGGAGGCGTGGAAGACCCTCCACGACCGGCACGTGGTGATCAGCCAGGGACGCGTCGTTCGCGACGACGAGACCGGCGAGGTCATTCCAGACGACCGCTACATCCTGGAGACGGTCGACCGCATCCTGAAGATCAAGGAGCGTCGTGCCAAGCTCCTCGGCCTGGACGCCCCGATCCGGCGTGAGGTCATCACGATGGACTCCATCGACCAGGAGATCGCCAAGCTCGAGAGCGAGCTGCGGGCGACCAAGCAGACGACCGACTAGGAGCCGCGGTGGAGGAGGCCAGCTCACTCGCCGAGCTGAAGCTCGCGCGGCTGCGGGAGCTCAAGGAGCTTCAGAGCCAAGCCGCGGCGATGAAGCAGGGTGTTCGACGCTACTACCACGACCCGGTGGCGTTCGCACACGACTGCATCGACTGGCGAGAGCACGGCCTCACCGCCTACCAGGAAGAGATCATGACCCGCCTGGCGGAGCGGCACCGCGTCTCCGTACGCGGCCCGCACGGCCTGGGTAAGTCTGCGATCTCCGCCCTGACCATCCTCTGGTTCGCGATCACGCGAGACGGCACCGGCACCGACTGGAAGGTCGTCACCACCGCCGGTGCCTGGCGCCAGCTGATCAACTACCTGTGGCCTGAGGTGCACAAGTGGGCCGGCCGCATCAAGTGGGAGAAGGTCCGCGACCGGCCGTTCAGCGGCTCAGAGCTTCTCAACCTCAACCTGCGGCTGAAGTACGGCAGCGCCTTCGCAGCCGCCGCCTCCAACCCGGCCCTCATCGAGGGTGCCCACGCCGACTCCCTGCTCTTCATCTACGATGAGTCGAAGGCCATCTTCGCCGGCACCTTCGACGCGTGTGAGGGTGCCTTCTCCGGCACCGGTGAGTCCTACGCCATGGCGCTCTCCACCCCTGGCCCGCCGCAGGGTCGCTTCTACGACATCCAGTCACGCAAGCCCGGCTACGAGGACTGGTTCGTCAAACACGTCACCCTGGAAGAGTCCATGGCGGCGAATCGCATCTCCGCTCAGTGGGCGGAGCAGCGAAAGCTGCAGTGGGGTGAACACTCCGCGCTCTACCAAAACCGCGTGCTCGGTGAGTTCTACGCGGGTGAGGAAGACTCCGTCATCCCACTCAGCTGGGTCGAGGCGGCCGTCGAGCGCTGGCACGAGTGGGAGGAGAACGGTCGAACCGACCCGGGCGCACCTCACACCGTCGGCGTGGACGTCGCCCGTAGCGGCACCGACAAGACCTGCATGGCCGTACGGTGGGGACACGTCATCACCGAGGTGCGGTCCTACACCCACAACGACACGATGACCACCACCGGTCGCGTGCAGAACCTGCTGGAGGCAGACCCCGCCGCAACCGCCATCGTCGACGTCGTCGGCGTCGGCGCGGGTGTGGTGGACCGGCTCCGGGAAACCAACGCGAAGGTGCAGGCGTTCAACGCCTCCGCGCGCAGTCGCAACCGTGACCGCACCGGGGAGCTCGGCTTCCTCAACACGCGAGCCGCCGCCTGGTGGAATCTGCGGGAGCAGCTCGACCCGACCTTCCGTCCGATCATCTGCCTGCCGCCGGATGATGACCTGCTGGGTGACCTCACCGCGCCGAAGGCGGGTGAGCCGCAGTCAGGTGGCAAGCTGAAGATCGAGTCGAAGGACGAGATCAAGAAGCGCATCGGTCGCTCCACCGACCGCGCGGACGCGGTGGTGCAGGCCTTCTGGACTGAGATGGGCAACTGGCACGACGCCTACGGCACCGCCACCTGCCTCAGCTGCAACACCGGCTTCGTGGCCAGGGTCAACGGCGTGGATCGCACCGAGTGCCCACACTGCCGGGCCAGCCTGGTGGACCCTGAGCTCCCGGACGACGAAGAGGAAGACGAGAACGCGTGAACACGTACAGCCTCACCTACTGGGCGCCGGGTTCCACCGGCGCCAGCATCATGACCGTCAACGCACACGAGTTCGCGTTCACGGAGACCCACGTGATCTTCCTCAACGGCGCCAACGCGGTGATCATGGCGATGCCACTCACCTTGCAGCCGATCGTACGGTACGCCGGTCCGGTGACGGACGCCGCGTGATGGACGATCAGGAGATCGAGCTCACGCCCGCGCAGCAGGTGATGGCGCAGGCACACGAGATGTTCCTCAGCGCCCGGTACGTGGGGTTCACCCACGGGGAGGCCCTCTACCTGGTGGCCACCATGGTGTGCGGTGGACCCAAGCTGCCGGCTGAGGGTGACGAGTGAGCGCCAAGGCTGCCAGGCATGAGCTGGCGGAGAAGCCGTTCCTCGGCACGCCTCGTCCACTGCCGCGGGTGCTGACCTGCCACGTACCCGGGGCTCACCGGGGGCGCTGGTGTGGCCGTCTCTGGACCGCCAACACCATGACCGAGTACGATGAGCACGTGAGGGCTCGCCACGTCCACCAGACGCTGTGCGCCTCCCTCAACCAGTCGCTGGCTTAGGAGCCAACGTGTCAGATGATGGTCTCACGCCTGATCAGAAGGCGGATGCGCGCGCCATCTTCGAGGGTACTGTGAGTGATCGCAGTGCCTGTCACTTCTGCGCTGGCATTCACGCCAGCGTGGCAGGGTTGCCGGACAGCCGGCAGCCGTGTCCCCGCGTACGTCGGGTGGAGTGGCACGTCGACGGGACGGTACTGAACGTGGAGTACTGGCCCCCCGGACGATGGGAGCATGACGTGATCTTCCCTGCCGACGTCTACGACGAGGACGAGGTGGAGCAGCTGTGAAGTTCGTGTGCGACTCCGCCGCCGGGCGGGGCACCACGGTGCTGCTCGCCCTCAACCCCGTCACACGGACGGAGGTAAAGCTCTCGCCGCCCTTCCCCTGGGAGAGCCACGAGCAGCTCGACGCCTTCGCGCGTCGCTTCGAGGCGTACTGCGCCGCAGCCTGGGAGTTCGCCAGGCTCGACCCCAACGAGATCAACGTCTCCACCTGGCCCAATCACCTGCCATCCGGTGCATCCGGTGGCGAGGTCGCCGGCGACTCAACCGCCAGTGACACTCCCACCACCGGGTAAGGGTGATTGCATGTCCAACGGGACGCTGAGCTGCGTAACCGACAGCGACCCCACTGCCGCAGACGACACCAGCAAGGGCTTCACCGCCGGGTCCACCTGGACCAACTCGGCGACCAAGGAGGTCTTCGAGTGTGTCGACGCGGCGCTCAGCGACGCCACCTGGCGGCCACTCAGCCAGCCGGTGACGTCAACCCCGTCGTCCATTCCCCAGGTGCCCTCGCACGTGGTGGCTGAGGCGGTGTCTCAGGCGGCCAAGCCGCCACTCGACACCGTCACCGGCACCTTCCGTGCGAACGGCAACTACCGGGTGACCGTGGACGACGTCTCGAACGGCATGCTCCGTTCGATCCAGGACTCCGGCCACGAGGCCGGTGCGGAAACACCACCTTCTGTGCGAAAGGATGGTGAAATGGCGGATAACCTCGGCGTCGCCGCGCCGGTGCTTCCCGTCGTCACCACCGTTGACCGTTGCGCGCCCAACAGCTACTGGGGCGAGAACGACAACGACGACATGATCGCGGACGGCTTCCAGCACGTGCTGCGGGGCCAGACCGACATCAACAACAACATCGGTGCCACCGGTCAGCGCGGCCTCATGGGTCAGCGCATCACCGACGGCCTGGTGACCGCGGGCACCGACGCGGTGCTCCACGGCCAGGCGGGCATCAACGAGAACGTCGGCTCCACCGGTCAGCGCCTCCTGGTCGGTCAGAACCACATCAACGAGAACGTGGGCGCCACGGGTCAGCGGATCATCGCCGGCCAGCGCATCACCGACGCCGAGCTCGGTGCCGGGTTCCAGAACACCTCGAACGGCCAGCGTCACACCGACGGCCTGGTAACCAGCGGGGTCAACCACCTCAGCGGTGAGCACATGGAGCTCGCCGAGGGGCAGCGGTTCACGGACCGCGCGGTCCAGGACGGAACCCAGGCCGGTCTCACCGGTCAGCGTTTCACCGACGCCCGCATCGCGGACGGCGTGCAGGGCCTCAGCCGTCAGATCAACCAGGACGCCATGTTCCTGGACGCGGAGGCCAACCGCAACGCGCAGTACCTGGGCAACCAGGTGGCCCGTGGCACGGAGCAGCTCCTGGCCGGCCAGGACGCGACCGACCGCAACGTCGACGCCAACGGTCGCTGGCTGAACGACGGTCAGCGTCACACCGACGACACCGTCAACGGCAACGCTCGCTGGCTCGACCGCAACATCGATGACGTGGACCGCGACGTCAACCGGGGCTTCCGGGAGACCGAGCGTGGCCAGCGTCTGACGGACGACGTCGTCAACGGCAACGCGCGCTGGCTGGACCGCGGTCACCGCGACATCCAGCAGCAGCTGGGCGCCACGGAGCGTCACCTCGACCGCGAGATCGACGACGTCGACGACAACGTCAGCGACTCCGCGCGGTGGCTGCACACCGGACAGGACAGCAACGCTCGCTGGCTCCACAGCGGGCAGGACGCCAACGCCTGGCGTCTCGCGCAGCAGCAGGGCGCGGACACCCGCTTCCTGCGCAGCGGCCAGGAGGCGGACACCCGCTACCTCGACGGCAACATCGACGGGGCGCG